TCTTAGTACGACTGGAGATATGTCTAGTTTTTAAAGCTTCACTCAGTCCAGTATAAATATCAAAGAGATTCAGCAATTGTGTTCACGAAACCTGTTGATTGATGGTAGATTTTTTTACCGCAGAGTGCAGATGGCTGAGTGCCTATTACAAGGTAGCGATGACTCTGACCTGACTAACTGTAATTGTTTCAGGCTCGGATAATACTGCGAAGGCTTTATACCGATAAAATCTCTAGCTTAGATTAGCTTCTAGGTTAGGGATTTCTTTACTCGAAACTCCCAACTCAGGCATTACCCGATAAGATAAGAAGCTCTTAAAAAAAGGGATTTATCCCTCAGCTTTACTGAAGTAAGTCGCTGAAAGCGAAACATAAAGCTAAACCAACTAACGCACAGTATCTTTTCTGATACAATTCAATCTAAGTCAACTAATTATTAAGGATATGAATACTAAAGGATTAATCTACTACAAATCTATCCCTGCTGAAATCAAGAAGCTAGGTATAACCCAAAAAGAATGTGCAGAGATGATGGGAGTAAGCCTGTCCGGTTTAACACATAGAATCAGAGCTGACAGACCACAATTTCATTTAGCCATTTTCGGATTAGCCTCGTACCTTGGAGCTGAGGGCGGTAACTTACAGTCCAATGAGTCGCAATGAGGAAACTGCTGAAACTATTCAGGAGCTTATGCACTTACTAAGTAAGATTGATGACCATAAATTAAAGGTAGATTTAGAAGAAAAGATTATTGGGTTATGTGATGTGCTTAAATATAATTTAATTATGGACAGAATTAAGAGTGAGAAACGATGAGCATGAAGTTCAGAAAGCAATTTGTCAGTATCTAGATTTACGACAGATTTTTTATTTTGCTATTCCAAATGGTGGCAAACGCAGTAAGAGTGAGGCCGGAAAGTTTAGAGCTGAAGGAGTGAAGAGTGGTATCCCTGACCTCTGTCTAATCTTGCATGGATTCGCTTATTTTTTAGAGGTCAAGAGGCCCAAGAATGGTAAGACACCAAAGGGTAGATTGACAGATAACCAAAAGAATATGATTGATAAGTTAACTGAAAATGGAAGTGAGTGTGCTGTGGTATATACTGTGGCTGATGTAATCTCACAACTAATAGACTGGGGATTCAATGAAACAGAATGCAATAACTAAATCAGCACGTGGTAAAGCCTGTACCTTTGCTAGTGATGTCTGTGATTCAGGTGTCAACAACGAGAACGTGGTCTTCTGTCATGAAAATTCAGGTGGTATGGGAGCTAAGTCTAAAGATGGGCAAGGAAATGACATAGGTTTTTATGGTTGCCATGCCTGTCATAAATTGTATGACACATTGGAACATCCATACTACAAGCCTTACTTCATTAAAGAGATGGCTCAGTTTGCTATCACTAGAACCAAGAGGCAATTGGTCAAGGCATTGCTTGTAGATGAATACTACTCATGACTAATACGCTAACAAGAATATTAAAACGAGACCAACCCAAAGCTCACATCGTGGAGGGTATGACCAAACTATTTTTTCAGAAGACTGGTCTTGAGGATGCTTTGATAACTATTAAAGAGAATAGAAACACTCGTACCGGGAGACAAAACAATCTGTACTTTGGAGTTATTATCCGGCAGGTTCACCATGAAACTAGAGTGTCGGAAGAGGCAATTCATTTACATTTGGGTGAAGAGTTTTTAGATGTGAGATATGAGGAGGTTGCAGGTAAAGTGCAAAAGGTGATAAAATCAACTACGAAACTGAACACTAAGGAGATGGGAGAGTACATTGATAATTGTATTTTGTACATACAAGGAGAGTTGCTACCGGGATTTAAACTTGACTTGCCTGATGATTGGAAGGAGTTAGTTAATTAGCTAGGGCATTTTTTTTATTGTACTGCGATTAGTGTTGCTAGATTAGAGAGTGTCCTAGACTAATTAGGAGAGAGAATGAGTTTACAATTAGACGAGCATACATTGCCAACTAAATATATTGCCTTGTGTAAGATTATGGCAGACTTATCTGATAGTAGTATCGAAGATATTGATAGGCAAGTTGAGATGTTTATATTGGAGACAAGCTTTGAGGCAACCGAGATACCTGAAGGGGAGGTACACTTGAATGGTTAAGACTCCTGAACAATGCATGAAAGAATTGCATAGCTTAGATTGTTCTCAGGATAATGCTAGAGATATTATGTTTCTTGCTAGTAGAGAAGGATGGGATGCTGTGTGGAATAAAGCAGAGGAATTGTTTGGTAATTTAATAGAAGACTATGAGTATTGGCACACTTACGATAGGAGAGGATTCTAATGGCTAGACCAACTAAGTGGAATAAAGAGTTAGAAGAGAAGGCGAGAGCTTACATTCATGACTATGAGATGTATGGTGATATGATTCCAAGCATTGAAGGAATGGCTGTTCATTTAGGACTGCACAGAGACACATTATATGATTGGGCCAAGCAAAAAGACAAAGGGTTTTCCGACATATTAAGGCTGACGATTCAAAATCAGGAGCGCACCTTATTAAATAAAGGTCTCAACAACACATTCAACTCAGCGATAACTAAGCTCGTATTAGGTAAGCATGGCTATCACGATAAGATGGAGCAGGACATAACATCGAGTGATGAATCCATGAAGCCAACTATCATTCAATTAACTACAAAAAAAGATGAGTAAACCAATAATAGCTTTGATTGTTTTAGGTGTGATTCTTTTTGTAACAACCTTATTTCTAGGTGTTGATGCATTGATGTGTACACCACCATGTGTCTAGATGAAGGAGATGACAGAAGGAGAGCGCAGTATGATGCGTTTCAGGTGGGTGACACTATCAATTTACCTACTGATATGCTTTTATGACTTCTTATTTGTACCTGTGTGGTATGGGGTCAATAGACCTAACATTACTGCATTCATGGATATAGTTAATTCAACAGAGGATACGTTAGTGCAACTTGAACTGCTCACCAAGCTGACCGGACAGCACAATCCTTTCACTTTGATGGGAGGAGGATTGTTCCACCTGACATTCCTGTCTATTTTAACAGCTAGTGTTTGGAAGAAATGAAGAACACAGTCGCAGAGGTTCAACTACCTAAAAAGCTCATCCCAGTATTTGAGGGTTCAGCTAGAATCAGAGGAGCTTACGGAGGCAGAGGTTCAGGCAAGACACGTTCATTCGCATTGATGAGTGCTGTGTTCGGTTATCGTTGGGGTATGAGTGGACTACGTGGCACTATATTGTGTGGTCGTGAGTTTATGAACTCGCTTGGTGAATCATCTATGGCTGAGGTGAAGAATGCTATTCTGAGTGTTAATTGGTTAGCAGAATACTATGAGATAGGTGAGAAGTTTATCAGGTCTAAGGATGGCAATATAACGTACACATTCGCAGGTCTGAGACGTTCATTAGATAGTATCAAGTCACAGTCTCGCATACTCATTGCTTGGGTAGATGAAGCTGAGTCAGTAAGTGGTAGAGCTTGGGATTTACTTATGCCTACTGTTCGTGAAGAGGATAAGAGCATAGGCTTTAACTCAGAGATATGGGTAACGTGGAATCCTGAGAGCAAGTACAGCGCAACGCATGAACGATTTAGAGAGAGCTTTCCAAGTAACAGTAAGATAGTAGCTCTACAATGGCAGGACAACGAATGGTTTCCTGAAGTGCTTAATGAGCAGAGACTAGAAGATAAAGAGAAACGACCTGATATGTATGAACACATTTGGGAGGGAGGTTATCTTGTTTATTCAGAGGGCGCATACTATTCTACTGAATTACGCAGAGCTAAGGATGAAGACAGAATTTGTAAGGTAAGATACGATAGAGGCAAAGGTGTAATAACAGCATGGGATTTAGGCATAGGTGATTCAACAAGCATAGTCTTTGCACAATTCATTGGAGCTGAGGTTCACATTATTGATTTCTATGAAGCATCAGGTGCAGGTCTTGAACACTATGTCAAGGTTCTTCAGGACAGAGGTTATGTCTATGACCAACACGTTCTACCACATGATGTCAGAGTACGAGAGCTTGGTTCAGGTAAGTCTCGTGTCGAGATGTTGGAAGAGCTAGGCATACACAATATTGAGATAGCACCACAACTACTTATTGACGATGGAATACAACAAGTGAGAACTTTGTTAGACAAATGTTATTTCGATGAGGTATCATGTGAGAAACTCATTGACTCCTTACTCGCTTACAGTAGAGAGTGGGATGACAATGGTATGACTTGGAGAATGAGACCAAAGCATGATTGGAGTTCACATGCGGCAGAT